GCCAGGTACAAGTGCAGTCAATGCCTGGCCTCCCGCAGCAGGGGTTTCAGCGACAGATATGCTCAGCACAGGCTCGCCATCCTTGGCCAATGGGATATGCAACCGTTCCTGCGCCCAGGATCGCGGGATTTGAAAGCCTACCTTGACCAGTTTCGGCAGTGCCTCGGAATAGGCGGTCAAATCCTCCGCCTCGGCCAGGTCGAACACGAAACGCGGGCAACGGGCCAATCCATCGACGCCTCCGCGATTGAGCGCGATCATCGGATAAACCAGATCCCGCGTCAGCGTTGCTGCTACCTGGCGTGCGTCGCCGCGACGGATGTCGTGCCGCACTTCATTGTGTACTTTTCCCAGGGCGTAGCTACCGTTGCCTTTGCCTCCACTATCTGCCGTCAGCGTCTGGCCCAGAATCGACTTCGATTGCGATTTATCTGCCCAGCTCATCATTGCCAGGTGGGCCGAGTCGCCACCACTATTGCTGACCGTCTCGATCTCGATTTCCATCTCTTTTGGCATGATGGCACGTGCATCATGTCCCAGTGCCGTAACGGCCCGCATCAGGCTTGCCTTTTCGGCGGCCGACGCACCGCTCATATATTTACCGACGATAAACGGCAGTCCGTAGGTTTCCAGAAATTCCGCAAAGTCCCCCAGTGCATATGACTTGTACAGGAAGGGCCACACCAGGGTGCGGTATAGCCCCATGCGGCCACCGTAGCCGGACTTCGCTTTGCCGTGGGTATGTCCAATCCAGCCGAATGAGCGCAATGCGGCTCCCTCGACTGTCGCGTCGTCCAGGCGCAGTTTCGTGCGTGTCGTATCCAGTTTGAACCACGCCTGCGGACGGGGGTGAAATTCGGGCAGCAACTCTTTGCCACAGTACCGCCATTCCAGCTCGACTGGTGCGTAGCCTTGACCGACGGCCTCCATCATTGCCAGTAACAAATCCTCGATAGGGTCGACCGCATCCTGCAGCATTTCGCGCAACCACTCAGCGTTGGCCGCTTCGGCCGCACTGGCGTCGCGTGGCGGCACGATATTCCACGTCAGCCCGACAACGGCATTTTTACGCTTATCCATCTCGGCCCGCAGGTGGCCGTCACGCTCCTCCATGTCGGAAAACAGCCGGCTCTGCGCGCGCAGGCTGCCCTGGTCGGCCTCTTGCAGTGCGTGCGCCAGCCTGGCCGGCGTCAGACCGGACAGCATCGGCGTCAAATACTGGTTTTGCAGGGCCGCGACACGGGCCGTCTGTGGCTCGCTGATGACGATGTTGTCAATCGGCCTACCGTACTGATCTAGAATTTTTGTCAAAACATGCTCCTGGAATGCGATATGCCGCCGTCGTCGCGGTCGATATCATGGCTGGCGGAACCGCGCCTGGCCTGGGTTTGCAATTGGTCATACAGGCCGATGCCGCGTGTCTGCGCCACATGCCATAGCAGGTGCAGCGCGGTCAGACCGTCATAGTGGTGGTTCGACTGCGGTTCCGGCCAAGTGTCCAGCTCGGACAGCAGCTGCGTCAGCTTGGAGTGGAGCAGGATGCTTGGCACGGCCGGGTCGCTGACGTACGGTTCCAGCGAGTCGATACGCACCTCGGCCGGCACGGTGGCGGTGACGCCGATCAGCGGCAACGGCACGCCCGCGCTCAGCCCAGCCTTGACGAACGTCTGGCGCGAATGCTCATAGGCGTTGTTGTTCTCGAACGCGATGGCCAGGCAGCGAAACTCCCGCTGCGCGGTGATCAGGTCAGCCTCCAGTTTCGACGGCACGCGGCGCTTGATCCACGCTTCCAGAACGTGCAAGCGGCGGGTCAGCGGGTCAAGGCCGCCGATGATGATGGCCGACGGGTCGGACGTCTCGCCTCTGCCCATCGACGGGTCACAGGCGCCGAACAGCAGCCAGTCCCGCATGCGTTGCACCCAGAACGTGATATTGACGAACGTTTTGTCCTCGTCGCTGCGCGGGTCGCCCTGCATTTCTGTGCCGAATGCCCGTGGCGCAGTGGCGCGCTGGCGCATCAGCCAGAACAGGGAGCGTACGCTGGGCCACGACACCACTGCACCAGCATCCATTGCCTCCCGATTTGCCAGATAGAACCGATAGGACGGTAGCTGCGCATCCGGCACAACCCGGTTGAGGGTCGCAGCCTCGGCCACGATGCGTGCATCATCATTGCGCATATGCTCCTCGCACTGCGCCCACAGGTCCATATTTTCCGGCAGCGACTCGATGGCACGGAAATGGTGTACGACGTGGCCAATGGTTTTTTTGGCGCGTGAGATCGGATCGTCCTTGTCCAGGATAGTACCGACGCCGCAGTATTTGACACTGCCGTCTGGCGGGCCGAGGTAATCAATCGCCTTGGTCAGCCAGGTCCAGCGGTTCTGACGCTCGGTCGGAGACTTTGCTTCGGCGTCGGTGATCAGATCGTCGCCCAGGAGCAGCTTGGGGCGGCTGGCGCCGTGGAACGTACCGCGAATGGCCTGCTCAGCACCGAACGACTCGACCTTGACGCCTGTCTTCGTAATGAACTCGCCAATCTTCCACATCGCGCCTTTGCCACAGACCTCGGGAAAATCGAGGTTGAGGGCAGCATTCCCTGTCAATTCTGTTTTGACAACCTCGGCCAGTTTCGCCGGTAACTCTGTCTCGGCGCCGAGCAGGATGATGTAGTCGATGAAGGGTGGCGGGGCTGCCGTCCAACCGATTGCCGTGCGCACCTCGGGACGCTGCAGCAGCGCCTGGACGGCGCACCAGACCGGGCCGATCTTGGTCAACATGGACGATTTTGCCTCCCCCCTGGGGGCAATCCACCATTCCTTGACACCACCCACCTGCTGCAGCAGCTGCGGATAGCGCTGGCAGAACTGCGCCTGAAACAAGGAAGGCGTGCCCCGGATATGATGCGGGAAATAGGTATAGGCGAAGAACTGGAAGTCGCCATCCAGCACGCGCTTGCGCCGCGCCGCGATGGCCTTGGGCGAGGCGTCCAGTCCCTGCTGATGGGCTTCGATGTCCCTACGTAACGAGCTGACCAATTCGGTCAGCGCATTTTGAAACTCCTTGGCCGTAAGATCGTTGCGCGTCATTTGGCACTCGCCAGTATCTTCGGCAGGATGTCGCCAAACGGTTCCAGGATTTCAATCAGGATGCCGGCATGCTGCGGGTAGCGCTCCTGGACGAACTCGGCCAAACCACGGATGACCAGCATACCGATGGCCAAGCTGTTTGCCTCGGGCAGGAATTTACGCATCGCTGCCATCGACTTGTGAATGTTGTCCATCAGGCTCGACAACAATTCGACACGCAGACGTGCGGCCATCTGCGTATCGCTCTTGATCACGTCCAGCACGGCATGGAACTGCACCAGCATTTCAGTCAGGATTTGCTGCGAGAGTTGCTCGACGTCGCCGCCCGAGAGCGTCGCCGCCGTGCGCAGCTTGTCCCAGTCGTCACCTGCTGCTGCCGCCTTGTCCTTCCAGCGCTTGGCTGTGGTATAGGCGACATCGGCCAGCTTGGCGGCCTGTTCCAGGGGAAAGCGATCAAAGACGTAGTTCTTGCGCACCTGGGCGCGCACGTCGGCACTCTTTGCCATTACAAGACCTTGTGCTTCAAAAATTCGATGACCGCCGCCACCAACACGCTGGAACCAACGCCGGCCAGCACGCCCGCTCTTGCTGCGCCTTTTTCCAGCGCAACGATGCGTGCATCGTGATCCGCTATCTCTTGCGCCAGCTTGGCCGGGTTAGCCACCTCCAGCTCGCGCAGGCGCTGGTCATGCTCGTCCAGGCGCCGTGCGACCTTTTGATCGAGGCTGGCCAGACCGCTTTCCATGCGGATGGTCGCTTTACTCTGCTCATCCAGCTTGGCTTCCATGCGGCCCAGGATGCGTGCCAGATCATCGTTGCTAATAATTGTCATTCAGTTTGTCCTGGTTAGCGCGGTATGCGCTTATGTTGAAGTTCCACGTCCTTTTGACATGGCACGCAGCGGGTGCAGCCTGGTGCTGCCTGTTGGCGCTCGATGCTGATCAGCGCGCCGCAGTCCTTGCAGATCGACGCCGATGGCTTAGACTGAATGGCATCCACGCGGGCGTTATGCGCTTCCAGCGCATCGGCGCGCTCGCGCAGCTCCAGCTCGGCGGCGCGTTCAAAGACGCTAGTCATCGATGCGCTCCGTGTTCGTGTACCAATCGATCCAGCCGGCTACCTTGTTGGCGCACAGGTGATACAGGTTTGCCGTGTCGATGTGGTTATTCACTGCGTTCTGGCCAGGCATCAACGGCGGCAGCCTGCGGCACGTCGTCAGCAGGTTCGGTTGCGGCATCGCCGTCTGATTGTGAATTGGCGGCGTTCCAGCGGTGCAGGCTGACAGCATCAAGCACGCAGCCAATGCCAGGATGGTTTTGTTGATCGGTTTCATAGTCGGTGCGAAGAGTAGAAAAGAATGCGGCGGTGCTGTCCTGCGCCTGTTCAACGCGTACGCCGGCCGCCAGTGCCTTGACATTCTTGCGCCTGGCAAGGTTGGCGTCCTTCGTTTGCCCTTTGGATTGCGCTGCCTGGTTGATGTTGGTTTGCACGTACGCACCCAGCCGGTAGCATGCGCCGCCCAGCAGCAAGGACCAGGCCAGCGCGGCGGCTATTGCGATACCGGGGCGGCTCATGGTTTGCTTTCCATGCAAGTCGATGTGCCCCATGCGATATACAGGGGCTGATGAGTGAACAGCACCACATGCGGATACCGACGCGAATAGTCAAAGTTCTTGACCGTTTGCCCGGCATTGATGTGCTCTGTGGTGCCGAACCAGATGCCAGGTGTAGGAGAGATACGCTGGGCGCGTTGCACATAACCCAAGCCCGCGTTGTAACCTTTCAGTGCCGCTGCCCAGCGCTCACAGCTATTGTTGCCGCGCACGCGCTCGTAGAGCCAACTGTCGTAGCGCACCAGGGCGCGGATGGCCCAGACCGGGTTATAGGGATCGGGCGGGCCGATTTCGGGGTAGGAGCGCGATACCTGTTCGGCGGTCGGGTCCATGAATTGCGCCAGGCCGCGCCCGTTGTCCCACGCAGTGACGGACGCCCTGCAACTGCTTTCCTGGCGCATTTGTCCAGCCAGCATCGGAACCGGCGCCACCAGCCCGAACACGGCTTGCGCTTCGCGGGTGAGGATGGCACGGTATTGGCCGCACAGGTCGACAGGTGCGGCGTAAGCGTTGCCGATGCTGGCAATGGCCAGGACAACGCCCAGGGCGATGAATTTCGGCAGCAGCCAATGCAGGGCGCCCTTCATTACATACCTGCGCCGAGGGTGTACATGGCGCCGAACATGATGATCGAACGGCGGATCATCATCAGCGGCGGGCTAAGTTTATTAATACGGTCGCGGAACGCCGCGCGGTCCAGCCAATAGCCGGCAAAGCCGCCCAGGGTGACGTGGCCCAGTTTCCAGGTGAGGGTCTGGATAGGGCCGTTGTGGCCCTGCAGCAGCATGATGTATGCCACCGCATAGAACAGTGCTGCCAACAGCAGCCATTCGATCATGCGTGTTTTGTTCATTTTCGCCTTCTACGGTTCGTTGCCCATGTGCTGACATGCGTCAGCCTGGGATGAACGGAAGGTACGTGGTATGGCGGGTCGAACCCAGACTGACGCATGTCAGCACCGGGTTGATTTGGGGAGGGAGTCGAGGGGGATTACGGCGAGGAGATTTGGGGTTAGATCAGACTCATCTGCCGTTCATTGACTGGCTCAGGTATCCCCGTCGTTTTGAGGATGCGCCAGATAGTACGCTCATGGATATGCGGCTTAAATCGGCGCGTGATGCGGATGACGCTGGCACGGGCCGACAACTTCTCCTGCATCGTCAGGCGGTCGAACTCGGCCAGAATCTCCGCATTGCGCACGATTTTAAGTGCCCGATGGCAAAGGGGTACTGTGAATGGCGCGTTACCGTAAAACTTGAACAGTACCACTGCGGCCTCCCGTCCGACCGTTTCGGCCATGCGCTCCAGGCTATTTTCGCTATTGTACAAATTGAGCGTGCAGCCACCATGTACGTCGACCAGGCGCAGCGTGCTGGGCAATCCGATCAGAGCGATTAGCTTCTGCGCGCTCGATGGTAAATGGGACAGGTCGCTCATGATTATTCGCTTTCTTGGCTTACTGGTTTTGCGTTTTTTCTGGCACGGCGCTTTGCGTCAATGCTGAGCGCCGCGACTACCTTCATCAAGTGTGCGGGGTCACAGAACTCGATGCGTTCCACGCCGGACGTGTTGGCAAACAACCGCTTGACGATGCCATCGGCATAAGACCAGGGCAATGCCGAGTCTGCCAGGAGTGCTTCGATCTTGCCCATCAGCGGGGTACGGGCCACGCCCACTGCAGGGCGAGCGCGGCCGGCGCTCTTGGCCGCGACCTTGAATCCTGCTTTCTTGAAGTGTTCCAGCAGGTTCTTTCGGCCCTGCCAGTCCAGGTCGGCTGAACTCGACTTGCCAGTGACAGCCAGCAGCAGACCGCGATATTCGTCATCGGGAAGCGCCAACTGCTTCTTGGCGACGTGGATCATCGCCAGCTCGCGCTTGCGCAGCGCCTCGGCACCTACAGGCTTCATGGCAACTCCTCAAGGTCTTTGATGCAAGCTGGGCCTTCCTTGCGGAAGCGGCGAAACCAATATGCCAAGTCGTTCAGCTGATAAATCAGCGTTAGATTACGCCACACGTCCCAAGCGTATTTGCCTGTGAGTTTTTCTGCGATGGCTAAAAGGGCTGCAGCAAGAAAAAAACCCGCTGCAACCATGAAAATTAAACCAACCTGCGTGACGTATTGTTCTGCGCTCATGATTTCACCGCCTTACTGGCAGCGATAGCGGCGGCGAGGGCTTCGCGCAAGGTCTTGCCGCTGCTAATGTAAGTCAACTGGTCATTCCCGATGTAGCCGGTCATCTTTGCCACCTCAAACGTAGGGACGTAGCTCAGACCAACATATGTGGTGCTGATGTGCAGGCGGTGGTCCATGTCCATGAAATCAAGTAGTGCCTTGTCGCTGGTATGTATGGCATTGCCCTGCGCTACTAGGGCGGTGAGTATCTGCTTGATTATTCGTTCTGAGTAATATCCCGATGCATTGGGGTGCGTTTCTGGCTTGAAGCCAAAATGATAGCGCTGCATTCTCAATGCATCCATATAGACCCACAAATCAGGCGACGGCAGTTGTGCTGGCATGGCCATGGGCTGCACCGGGGCAGCTGTGAGGGCGGCGCGGGCTTGCCAGAATGCCCAGTGACGGGACTGTGTGTAATCCGCATAATCGTCGCCTTCACGCCCGAAACTGGAATCGTCGGAATGCGTAATGCGCCGCGCTGCCGCTTCAAAAGCCGCCCGCTCATCCACTGCCACTTGGGGCGCGGCAGCGGGAACGGCCTTTACGTGCAGGGCGCGGATTGCTGTGGCGAGCTTTTCTCCCAGTTCGGCCTTCAACTTCATCGCTTGAGTCGCTGGCCCGAGGTAATCGCGTGGGACGGCTGTAAATTTAATTGCCAGGTTTGCGGCCTGCTCCAGTGCATCCTGCAGATGATCTATTGGCGTGGCCATGGGCTGCACCGGGGCGGCTGTTGGCCGGTAAAGTTTGATTCCACGCGGGTCATCACTGCTCGTAGCCACGTACTCGGCGCCGACGTACAAAAAACTGCCCACCTCTTTGAATTTCTGTTCTTGCGCCTGCACCGGCGCCTGCATTTCACTGTTCATTTTTGTCCCTTGGTCGTTGCTCATCAGTACCCGGCCACCATGGCGGGCAGAACAACCGCCATTGCTGGCGGCTGGTTTCGCTTTAGGTGGATTGCTCCCAGTTAAAATTTGGTCCCTTGCAGTACGCACGAACATTGCCTTTATCGTCCAGGATGCGCAGGGTTGCACGCTCGTTGACGATGACCATCAACTTCGGGGCTTGCAACCGCACGCCACTCTCGTCAATTGCATTGAAATTCGAGATATGCCGCCAGCTGCCGGCATCATTGATCTGCAACTTCATAGTTCAGGCTCCTATATAAGATGAACCACTTTTACTCAATGTCCACTGCGCTAAATCCGATGCCAACTAGTGAGACACGCTTGTTATTCTTCAAGTAATGCCTACGCAATAAGGTGACAGAGGTCCAGGAAAATCGGCGCATCGAGAACTTCCTGTTGATTCGCTCCAGGTCTGCCTTCTTACATCGCTTGCCACCATAAATCTTGATCATCTCGGCGCGGTGGGCGGCTGGATGAACAAAGTGTTCAGTTGTTGGCAAAAAGCGCCGGCCTTCTTCAGAGTCAGCCTCTAACCAAGCGCCGCGAATAAACCCGTTTACATATACCGAAATTTGGTATCTCAGTTTCTTTGCCATTTCCACCTGCAAGGAAACCTGGTAGCCGTCACAATCCAGTCGGACGATCCCATAGGGATGGCTAAGTTCAGACTCGATGGCAAACCACTGCTCTTTGCTGATCGGTAAGCCCGCAGGCGCGGCGGTCGCCAATTCAGTACCCTCCATGTCAGGCCCCAGCGAGGTCAAGAGCAATCGCCTGGTATTTATCCGACGTGCCGACACGTTCATAGACCCGAATATAGCTACGACTACCGGAAACCTGCAGCGCCTCGCCGATTGCGGTCATGGCACGTTGCCACTCGTCATCGTCAATAGCCAGGCGGCGCAGGCCCAGCACGCGGCCGGTGTTGATATTGCCGGCTCTATCGACCTGGAAGGCGTCATTGATCAAGACCTTGAGCTCCGGCTGGGCACCTTCGCTCCAGCGCTGCAGGCAGGCATCGATCAATGCCTTTGCAGCCTGCAGGCGCTCGTCAAACACCAGTGTTTCGTTGATGGCGCGCAGCACCTTATAGCGGCCATCGAACGACAACAACTGAACATTGCCCTTATCTCCACCGAGTTTCACTTCGTACTGCTCGGCGCTGAGCGTGACGAAGGCGGCAATGTCGGAAAAGAAACCTGCTTTCGACGAAGCGATAAGCGCGGCCAGCTCCTTCGCCTTGGCTGCGATTTCCAGCACCAGGCTGTCACGTGCCAGGTCGATAGGGCGAATCATTGCGATAGGGACCAGGTGGCCACGGGCGTCCATTTTGTAGCCGTCAGGGATAGTGGTTTGTGTCATAGGTTCTTTCATGGGTGGTTAAACTAAAGGTTGGTGCAGCGCCAGTGCGGCGAGTATCTTGGTCCGGCAATAGTTAAAGCCGTCCCGATATCCCTGGCCATAAGTCAAGTCATCAAGTTCGCCGCCACACAGCTCTGATATCCATGCGTCAGGGATAACGGTTGCTGGCACAACCAAGGTTGCTGCCGCGACAGTGGGTGAATGAAGCGTGAGTGCAAACGCATTCATGGGGCAATGCCTTTCATGGTGATGTTGCGTTGGTGGGATGGCTTTCTAACTTCATTAAAAATCTTTGCTGACAGCACGCCAATGGCGGTCGCCGCGCATTCGTCATCATTGGCACTGACGCCTCGCATGCAATGGATGACGGCGTGCGCCACTTCATGCGGTACCAATTCATCCAGAGACCCATCCAAGGGCAGCACGATGGTTCCTTGATGCTGAGCAACCGGCGAAATGGTCGGCTGGAAAAATGCATGGATCAATTCACCTGCCCGATGCATGCGGCCGTCGCGGTAACGGGCGTCAACCTCGGCCACGTTGCGTAGTAGCGTGACTTTCAGACGGATGCCTTTGTGGGCGACTGAGAACACCGTCATGCGGCCTCCTGGAAACGCCACAGGATGGTGCAGCCGTTGATGGTGACGCTGCCGACCGCCTCGCCATCCTTACGATGACACGCAAACCCATGCGCGACCTTGATCAGCATGGCGGCCGCGTCAGCCCCCACTACGATGGCGGGCCGCACCTCTGCCAGCAAGTTGATGGACAGAGGCTGTACGCCGCTTTGACGCAGCCAGCGCAGGGCTGTATTGAGCGTCCCCAGGGTGTTGACCCGTTCTGGCGTAAATACGATTGGCGATGCCGAGATTGCGCGGGCGCCACTTGGTGTGCGAAGGTGAATGACATTCATTGCATATCTCCTATTTGCAGCGGTTCTGACACTGTTGGCATGCACCCCAGTGCCACATCAGCACAGGGTTATGGGTTGGGGCGCGGTTAGTGGATGTGGCCCGGCAGGTATCGGTTGGGATATCGCTTCCCAAGTACGGGCAGGCCACAGTCAACGGTGCCTCCAATACTAATGATACGGCGACCACCG